GTGTTTTCAAATGTGATGACACGGCTGGAGGATGTGAAGGATTATGAGCTTTCGGAGCGTCTAGCGGCAAAAGTGGCGGCAAGCATCTGTGCTTACATTCGCAAAAGCCTCGATGGGCCAACCTCCGGCCTGCAGGTGGATGAAAGCGGCAACCGGCTGATGAAAATGCAGCCTGGGATGATCTTTGACAATCTGCTGCCAGGTGAAGAAGTCGGCATGATCGATAGCAATCGCCCGAATACAATGCTGGAGCAATTTCGCAATTCTCAGCTTCGGGCGGTGGCAGCTGGCACAAGCACCAGCTTTTCCTCCATCTCAAAGGATTATCGCGGCACATATTCATCGCAGCGTCAGGAGCTGGTGGAGCAGTCGGTCAATTATGGCGTTCTACGTGAATATTTCACCGAACGCTGCGTGCGTCCTATTTGGGAGAAATTCGTCGAGATGGCGGTGCTGTCTGGTCAGCTGGAAGGTGTTGGCGAGCAAATTAACCAGCGCAGCTTGAAGAAAGCGAGCTTCCAAGGGCCAGTCATGCCGTGGATTGACCCACAAAAAGAAGCCAACGCCGAAGAAAAGATGGTGCAGGCAGGCTTCAAATCACGAGCGCAAGTCATCCGTGAGCGCGGCAATAACCCGCAGGATGTGTTCGAGCAAATCAAGCAGGAACGCGAGCAGGAAACCGAGGCTGGCATCAATTTCAGCACCAGCAATGGCGGCCAGCAGCTTTCTTTATTCAACGAAAACCAAGGAGAATCCGATGCCACAGAAAGTGACGAAGACGAAGGAGAAGAACAATCCGGAGCAGACCAGTCTGGGAATACTAACACGGACGATTGATCTTAACCGCGAGTCTATTGTTGATGAAGAGAGCCGCCTAGTGCGGCTTTCTTTTTCTTCGGAAGAACCCGTAACGCGCCAATCTTTCTTCAGTGACCCATGGGTGGAAGTGCTGGGGCATGAGCGCAGTGAAGTGGATATGGAGCGCCTGAATAACAGCGCACCACTGCTTTACAATCATGATCGCTCCGAGCGTGAGAACCGCATTGGCGTGGTGGAGCGTGCATGGTTGGAAAATGGTCGTGGCTATGCCGAAGTGCGCCTTTCCAAACGCGCTGAAGTGGAAGGAATTTGGCAGGATGTGCGCGATGGTATCCTCCGCAATGTCTCGGTCGCTTACCGTATCAACGAGCGCAAACTCGAAGAAGAACACAAAGATAAACCAGATCTCTATCGGGTTGTCAGCTGGACACCGATGGAGATTTCGCTGGTCGATATTCCCGCTGATCCCACCGTTGGGGTTGGTCGGAGTGCTGAGGAAATGAGCCGTAATGGTTCTGCCTCAAATTACCAACCCCAACCAAACCAAAAGGAGAAACCTATGCCTGAGAAAGTCGTAGAAAACGAAACGCAGGAGCGTGCGGCAATGCTAGCCCCTGCAACACCACCTGTCGATAAGGAAGCCTTGCGCCAGGAAACCTTAACCGCTGAGAAAGCGCGACGCACCGAGATTCGTAGCCTCTTTGAAGGGCATGACGATCATCACAGCGTGCGCGATGCCTGCCTGGATGACCCCGCGATTGATATTAATGAGGCACGTAAGCAGCTATTGGATGCTATCGGTAAGACTGAGCAACCCGCCGCAAACGGGCAGCGTATTGAAATGGGTGAAAGCGATGTAGAGAAATTCTCTCGTGCTGCCTCAGATGCGATTGCCTTCCGCGCTGGTATTGCTGCAGATGACGCCAAGCCAACTGATCTATGTGGCTACACTTTGCTGGAAATGGCGCGTAAATCACTGGAGCTTCGTGGCATTCGCACTGCTCACATGGACAAACGCGAACTGGTCGGGCGTGCCTTCACGCACTCTACCAGTGACTTTCCAAAGATTCTGGAAAACAACTCACGCAAAGCCATGCTGCGCGGATATGAGGAAGCCGAAGAAGTGTTCCAACGCTTCACCCGTACAGGCAATCTTTCCGATTTCAAAGAGCATAGCCGCGTGGGTATGGGCGTGTTTGATACGCTAGAAGAAATCAAAGAAGGCGGTGAATATAAGCATGGCACGGTTGGTGAGCGTGCAGAATCCATCAAGCTGGCAACTTACGGTAAGCTATTTAGCATCACCCGTCAGGCGATAATCAATGATGATTTGATGGCGTTTACCGACATCCCTCGCAAGATGGGACGTGCTGCTGCTCGCACCGTCGGCGATCTGGTCTTTAACGTCATTACCAACAACCCAACCATGAGCGACGGCACGGCGCTATTCCATGCAGATCATAAGAATCTGGCTGGTTCTGGTGCGGCACCAACGGCTGCGACGGTGGGCGCTGGGCGCACTGCGATGCGTACGCAAAAAGATGGAGCGGCGACGCTTAATATCGCGCCATCCTTCTTCCTGGTGCCTGCGGCGTTGGAAGATACAGCTCGCGTGTTGATGGCATCAGAAACTGATCCATCACAAAGCAATAGTCGCAAGCCAAACCCAGTAAGAGGTGCATTTAATGTGATTGTTGATGCAAGGCTGGATGCAGCTTCTACCACAGCTTGGTATCTGGTTGCTAATCCATCAGTGTTTGATGTGATTGAGGTTGGCTATCTCGATGGTAACCCTAACCCATTCCTTGAGGAGCAAGACGGATGGAATATTGATGGTGTGGAGTTCAAAGTCCGCATTGATGCTGCTGCCAAAGCCTTGGAATGGCGTACTCTTTACAAAAACCCAGGTGCATAAATCAACTTAATCTTAGGAGAAAAAACTATGGCTACAAATTATATTCAGGAGGGTAAGTCCCTCAATTACACACCTTCAGGATCAAACCTGTTATCGGGTGATTTTGTTGTTATCGGCAGCATTGGTGCGGTTGCTAAAACTGATATTGCTGATGGAAAAACAGGTGCAGTACATATTGCTGGTGTGTTTAGCGTTCCAAAAGCATCTGGTGCTGTAACGCAAGGTGCAAAGCTATATTGGAACAGCACTAACAGCAATCTGACTACCACAGCAACGGGTAATACTCTGGTTGGTGTGGCAGCAGATGCAGCAGCTAGTGGTGATGCTAATGTTAAAATCCTACTCAATATAGGTCTGTAATGAGCTTTATCGATGATATGCAGGAGCGTGATTTATCGCTCCTGCAAACCCTTGATGGACGGGATATTACCTATACTCTAAATGGAGGAATCGCTCGCTCTATCGCTGGTATGTTGCAGGAATTTACCGAGATTGTGAATAACGGCTCAGTCGATGTTATGGCAACGCATCCTGTGCTTTCCGTTCGCAGCGTTGATGCTCCTGAAATTGCTACTGGCGATAGGATTGAGGTTACTGGAGTGAATTATAAAGTTACCTCAATTCGCCCTGATAATGAGGGAATTATTGAGCTAATTCTGGAGAAGCTATGAGTCATGCAAGAACACAAATTCGCAGTGCTGTTACGGCATTGCTTATGAATAATACATCGGCTGGAGCTAAGGTTTATGAGTCGAGAATCTATCCGCTGGATGATCCAAAACTCCCTGCAATTCTTGTTTATACCAAGCAGGAAACTGTTGGTGATCAGGTTTCTATGTCAAAGCCTAGGACTCAAGTCAGGGAGCTTCAATTAACGATTGAGGCGTATGTTAAAGCTAATGCCAACATAGATGAAACGGCAGATACGATGGCTTTAGAGATTGAGCAAATAATCGGTGGCGATCCAACGCTTGGAGATCTGGTAAAAGATACCATTTTCACAACGACAGAGATTCAATATGAAGGTGAAGGAGAAAAGCCCATTGCGGTGATTATCCTTACATTCGCTGTACTTTATGCGGTGAAAGAAAATGCACCCAACACTTTAATTTAACCAACTTACGGAGAAACATTATGGCAACTCACGCTGGAAGCGAGGGGAAAGTCTTTATTGGCTCGAACCAGGTCGCAGAAATCAAATCATGGTCAATGGAGATCAGTTCCGACACTGTTGATGCCTCAATTATAGGCACATCTTGGAGGAAGAACCAAGCTACTATCAAAAGCTTTTCTGGTAGTTTCGATGGCTTCTGGGATGAAACCGACACGCTCGGGCAAGGCTCATTATCTGCTGGAGCAACAGTTACTCTCAATCTTTATCCAGAAAGAGATACGACTGGTGATACCTATTGGACTGGCGATGTCATTATTACCAGCATTTCTTATAACGCGTCTTTTGACGGCATTGTCGAAGCATCATTCGGCTTTACCGGCACAGGGCCACTAACTGAATCAACCGTAGCGTAACAGGAGGAATTATGAGTGTTATTGATCGTGCTACTGCTCATTATGCGAAGCAGGAAAGACTAATTATCGCTGTTCCTGAATGGGGCGATGGTGATGTGCCACTGGAAATCCATGTGTTCCCGATGACTATGGCAGAAGTGAATATGATGCAGAAGATTGCCAGCAAAAAAGCCAGCAATATCGAGCAAGCGGCTAATATCATCGTGGTGAAAGCCAAGGATAAGGACGGCAAACGTCTCTTTACCATCACTGACCGCGATAAGCTGATGCAGCAGGCAGATTATCGGGTCGTTTCCCGCATTGCCGAGCGCATAGAAGAGCATTTCTTCGGCGATATTGAGGAGATCAAGGGAAACTCCGACGCGACTCCTTCCGACGAAACCAACTAGCGCTGGCATGGCGGCTTTCTCGGCCTTTGGCTGAGATTGAAGCCATGTCGCCTAAGCAGTTTATGGAATGGGTCGCCTTTTTTGAAATCCAACACGAACATTTGAGTAAGAACCATGGGGCGATTCGCTGAAGCTAAATTTACGATCCGCGCGGTCAATAAGACGCAAAAAGCCTTCTCACAGATCAATAAGAATGTGGGAAACATGGATCGCCGCTTTTCTAAGCTGGGTAGCAACCTCAACCGCATTGGTGGACTGATGGCGACTGCCTTTGTTGGGCGGCAGATCGTCGATACCATCACTAAGTTTGAGAAGCTGGAGGCGAGCTTACGCACTGTGACGGGTTCTGCCGATAAAGCATCGCTGGCGTTTGGCTTTATTCAGGACTTTGCAGCTACCACCCCCTTCCAACTGGAGGAAGTGACCGATGCCTTTATCAAACTTAAGGCGTTGGGCCTAACGCCATCACAGGATGCGCTCACCTCTTACGGCAATACCGCCGTGGCGATGGGTAAAAGCCTGAATCAAATGATTGAGGCGGTCGCAGATGCAGCCACAGGTGAGTTTGAGCGTTTGAAAGAGTTTGGTATTAAAGCCAAATCCCAAGGCGACCAAGTCACCTTCACCTTCCAGGGTGTTAGCACTACGGTGGGCAAAAACTCCAAGGAGATTGAAGGCTATCTGCGTTCCATTGGTAATGTACAGTTTGCTGGTGCGATGGATGAGCAAGCCGACACACTGAATGTCGCGCTGTCCAATATGGGCGATAGCTTCTCCAAGCTGGTCAAAGCCATCGGTGATGCTGGGCTGACGGATTTGCTTCAGGGCATTGCCAATGCAGTCAAATGGCTGGCAGAGAAAATCACCGCTGCCATTCCGCTGTTCAAGCTGGGGTTTAAAGCGATCATCGCTGAGGTGATCAAATTTGGAAATCTGTTCATTGCCGTGTTTAAGGGCGTGGGCAGAGCGTTTTCTGCGTTTGGCGAAACTATCTCTGGGAGGTTTGAAGCGCTGGGCAAAGACCTTGCTGCTTTCATTGAAGACCCGTTGGGTGGTGTGTCGTTTGAGAATACACGCGCTGCGCTGGAAACCGGCCTGCTGGATGCGATGGGCAATGCGTTTGACCAGGCGCTCATGGAGGCGAAAGAGTTTAACGCGGCTATTGATGATGAGATTCAGGGCGCTGCAGCTAAAATTGTTGAAGCGCGGCAGAAGAAAAACGCCTCGCTGGATAGTCTGTTTCAAGAAACCAACACACCTGAAAACACAGAAGAAACCAACAAACAGACGGAGAAATTCACCAAGTTACAGCGGGAAGCACAGCGGATTATTCAAGCCACGCGCACCCCGCTAGAGCGCTACAATAAGGAAATGGAGCTGCTCAATAAGCTACTGAAGGCTGGCCATATCAATCAGGAAACCTTCGGGCGTGCGATGGAACAAGCGCAGGAGAAGTTACAGAAATCCTCTGAAAAGATGGGCGATATAATTGAAGGAGAGTTCGAGGGCTTGGGTAAAACTATTGAAGGTACGATGGCAGATGCGCTTGATGGCATTAGTGGCCGCTTTGATAGTTTCGGCGATTTTGCCAAAGGCTTCCTCTCTGACCTGAACCGCCAGCTGCTACAATTTGCTCTGAAAGACCACGGCATCACTGGCGAAGGTGGTTTTATCGAAGGCATTTTCGGCTCAATCGGCGGTCTGTTCAAAGGTGGCGGTGGTGGCGGAAGCGGCCTTGGAAGTTTGTTTTCCAGCGCAGCAAGCCTCTTTGGAGGCTTTTTTGCTGATGGTGGCACGCTCAAAGCCGGTCAATTCGGCGTGGTGGGTGAGCGTGGCCCAGAGTTAGCATTTGCTGGTAATTCTCCCATGCACATCATGCCAAACGGCACAAACATGTCACCTGTTTCTGTCACCATGAATATTAACACACCCGATGCACCAAGTTTCCGGCAAAGCCAGGGGCAAATCGCCGCTGACATGGCACGAAGTATCGAGCGAGCAAGGAGGAATTTATAATAACAGCCTATATTCTGTAAATTATCGTGATGTTACAGCACATAAGCTGTAAATGGGTATGAAATGGAGGTAATTGGATATAAATGGATATTGTTCTTGCTAATGGGTGTTAAATGGATATAATTGGGTATAAATGGATATTCAGGAACACCTATGCTTCAGATTAACAACATTACGATTACCACAGAAATCCTCAAATTCATCGCTGAAATAGATGAGTTTAAGGGTAAATGGACAGCAACACAGGACTTAGCACCAGATCGCTTAAGCAGCCTAAAACGCATTGCGACCATTGAAAGCGTGGGGTCATCCACCCGTATTGAAGGTGCAAAACTTACCGATGAACAGGTGGAAAAACTGCTTTCTAAGCTGGAACAGAAATCTTTCACTACCCGTGATGAACAGGAAGTGGCTGGTTACGCAGATGCGATGGATATGGTGTTTGAAAGCTACGAGCAAATTGGGCTGACAGAAAACCACATCAAGCAGCTGCATGGCGCTTTGTTAAAATACAGCACTAAGGATGAAGAGCATCGCGGCGCATATAAAAGTGTATCCAATAATGTGGAAGCCTTCGATGCAGATGGCAAAAGCATCGGCGTGGTATTTCAAACAGCAACACCGTTTGAAACGCCTATCATGATGAAAGAGCTGGTGGAATGGTATAACGAGCAGGCTAATGAGGAAACGCAGCACCCACTCTTGCTGGTGGCAGTGTTTGTCGTTGTCTTTCTTGCAATTCATCCGTTCAAGGATGGCAATGGCAGACTGTCACGTATTTTGACCACGCTGCTATTGCTGCGTGCCGGTTATTCCTACGTGCCGTACAGCTCAATGGAAACCGTGATTGAAGCCAATAAGGAGAATTACTATCTGGCGCTACGTCGCACGCAGCAGACGATCCGCACTGAAGAGCAGAATTGGGAGTCATGGGTATCCTTCTTCCTGAAAACGATGGTGAAACAAAAAGACAATCTTGCGCTGAAAGTGAAAGAAGAGCGGCATTTGCGTGAAGCCTTACCAGCACTGTCACGTAGCATCATTGAAATGGCGAATGCTCGTGGTGAAATTACCGTGCGTGATATTGAGGAAGCAACCCAGGCCAATCGCAATACGATTAAGGCGCATTTGAAAAAGCTGGCGGAACTAGAGTATCTTGTCGCCGTGGGTAAAGGTCGTGGCGCACGATACACGGTGAAAAAGCAAGGCTAACCGCCACTAACACAATTGAATCTGAGGGTTCACAAGCAATCGCTTGTGAGCCCTTTTTTTCGTTTCAGCAACAAGAGAGAAGATCATGAGTTTTGAAGAAATCCAGTTCCCAACGGATATTAGCTATGGCGCGACAGGTGGGCCGATGTTTCTGACCGATGTGGTCGCTACTATATCAGGCCATGAACAACGCAATAGCAAATGGAGCCAGTCGCGTGCCAAATATAATGTCGCATCAGGCATTAAAACCGAGGCACAGTGGCAGGCGTTGATTGCCTTTTTTCGCGCAAGGCGTGGTCGTGCTATTGGATTCCGCTTTAAGGATTGGAGTGATTACAAAACAATCAGCCAGCCTTTGAAAGACCTTGGCGGCAATGAGTATCAGCTCGTAAAGCAATATATTAGCGGTTCTGCCGTGTATGAGCGTGAGATTAGCAAGCCGGTGGTTGGCAGCGTGAAGCTCTATGCCAATAGCATTCTGCAGGCCAGTGGCTGGAGTATTGATACAGCCACTGGGGTCATTACCACCAGCCTGTCCGGCACGCTTACGGTGGACTATGAATTTGATGTGCCTGTCCGGTTTGACACCGACGAAATGGCTATCTCCATGGATAGCTTCGATGCAGGCAATTGGAGCAGTATTCCGCTGATTGAGGTGCGCGTATGAGAGTCATATCCCCACAATTAGAAGCGCATTTTGCTGGCGGCATGACGACACTGGCAACCTGCTGGCGGATTACACGGCAAGATGGCGATGAGGTGGGATTTACTGATCACGATCTGCCGATCACATTTGAGAGCGTTTTATATGACTCTATTGCCGGATTTACGCCCACCACGGTAGAGAGCAAATCCAATATGTCAGTCGATAACCTCGATGTAGAAGGTCAGGTGTTCCCCTCCAAAATCACGGAGGCAGATCTGCTGGCTGGACTCTATGATTATGCCGAGATTGAGATTTTTGTCGTTAATTATAACGATCTTAGCCAGGGCAAACTGTTGGTCAAGCGCGGTCGGCTGGGTGAAGTGACCCTGGGCAGTCAGATGTTTCAGGCAGAAGCACGTGGTCTAACTCAGCATCTCAGCCAAACAATCGGACAAGTATTCTCTCCTTCCTGCCGTGCCATTTTGGGTGACAGCAAATGCAAGGTGGCGTTGGCATCGTTTACTGTCGCAGCGACGGTCACCGAGGTGGTTAATAACCAGACGTTCAAAGCCTCCACGCTTTCACAAGCAGCAGGCTGGTTCACCGGCGGTGAAGTGGTTTGGACATCGGGTAATAATGCTGGTCGCCGAATGGAGGTAAAAGAATTTGCAGACACGCAAGTAGTACTGGCTCTGCCAATGGGCAAAAGCATCTCTGTGGGTGATGCGTTTGATATCATCGCCGGGTGCGACAAGACCCGCGAAACCCGCCAAAGCAAGTTTTCCAACATTATCAATTTTCGTGGCGAGCCGGATGTTCCGGGAACGGACAAGCTGCTCACCACGGCAGGAACCATGGATAAGACCGACAGAAATGGCTGAAATTAAACCCGAACAGATTGTCACGCAGGCACGCACATGGCTTGGCACAAAATACCATCACCAAGGGCGGCTCAAGAAGTCAAAACGTGGCCCGGGCGGCGTGGATTGCATCGGGCTGATCATTGGTCTAATTGATGAGCTGGGCATTCAGGATGGCCACGGCCATTCGCTGGTTGC